TCTGGCCCACAGGTGCTAATCGTGGCGCACTAACCCCAGTAGATTTGAGAATCCTTGCTGATGAACTCGACAGGCTCAATGCAGCATGGGACACGATAGTGCAGAATGATCCGTCAATCAGCGGCAAGCCACAGGACGCGCAGCCATGAGCGAGCGAACGATCGGGGTCGATGTGATTCGGAATATCGACGAAGCCATTGTACGCTGGCCGCTCCGCGATGAAGGCGTGCATTGGTTAAAGGCGAAGGAATGGGACGCCATTAAGGATGAACTCGCCCGCCTGCAAGCGCTCCTGAAGACCGCCGAGAACTTGCTTCAGGAGGCCGCCAACGAGATCAATCATAAGTTTGGAGCTGGCGACGATGAAACGACAACTTGTTACGGCGCTATCGTCAATTTTCTTGACCACGCCCTCAAGGCGAAGTGCGAGGGATTATGAAGTTTTTAACCACAAGGGGAGAAGCGATGAAGACGATACTTGTTTCACTGGCCCTGCTGCTGGCAGGTGTTGTAACCGCGCAGACCGCGCTTGACCCGACGCAGGGCGGCGCCTATCCGAAATATCCGGCTTACCTGGACCATAGTTGCGGGGGCATCACGCAGACGCAGTACGGTGAACAGACGAACGCGGATAGCTCGGTCACGGGCGCATTCCGGTTCTACACGAACTGCAACGGTGCCGGACGCGGAGCGAAGGACACGCGCTACCTGTCCTGCTGGGCGGTCACGTTCGCGGCGGATCGTTACACCGTCACGGATCGAACGCTGCTACTGTATGCGACGTGGAAGCAGGGCCAGACTGCGGTAGCGTGCCCCGCTTTATGATGTCGCCCAAGCTGCGCGCCCACATCGACCGCAAGAAGCGCGAGGATCATCTCAGCGTGGTCAATACACGAATACGAGCCGCCGTTCGCGGCAAACCCAGAGGCCCCATAGCCACAGGCCACTGTCTACAAAGCGAACGTTCCCCCGGTTGTGAGCCGGGGGTTTGATAGAATGTTCAACGAAGTGAGCGGTGCGGACGGTGACGCACTTGCCGTAAGGGACGCATGGGGTGAGTCCATGCTAAAGCGGGTTCGACTCCCGCCTCACTTCACTTTCAACGGCCCCCGCTCTAAGCGACGGAGTTGTGTAACTTCTCCCGATATCTAGACTTAGGGCGCGGGGCCACTTATGAACGCAAAGCAAGCCAATGAACTGAAACAAGCCGCTTCAGATTTGCGGCTTTGGCTCCGCACTTTGGAATCCGTGAAAGTCAGCAAAATATTGCTTGAAGTTCCCCGGCCCCTGATGCACTATCAGGCGCCTCCGACAAATTGGCCGGCAGTAAACGCGGTGTACGCGATGGAGAGAGCGCTTGAATCTGATTGACCGCATTATCCAGGTGCGCCGCGCTGTCGGCGTTGTTCTAAAGACCGCCAGCATCGACGGGCAGTACATGGCCGTGACCCACGACGCTGTGACGCGGGCTTGCCGAGACGCGATGAATGAGGCGGGGCTTGTCTTGTTCATAAGCGTAGCTTCAGAAAACGTCAAGGACATAGGAATTCACGAAAGCGGATTCCCGATCATCAGATATGAAGCAAAATATTTTTGTTCTATCACTTGTGCAGCAGACGATGGAAATGAGGGGAAACAAGATCAGGTAGATTTTTACGTAACAGCTCACGCCCTCGACTCCGGCGACAAAGCGCCCGGAAAGGCCCTGAGCTACGCCTACAAATACGCGATGCTCAAGCTCTTCATGATCGAGACCGGCGAGAACGACGAGCAACGCCTGGAAAATGTGACGACAGTTCCGGCGACGATGGAAGACTTGGACAAGCTCCACAAGATCATCGCGCAGCATTACCCGTCTCCGAAATCTGAAGCGGTCTACGCGAGAATCTACGAGAAGTACAACGTCTCGTCGGTCAATGCGCTGACTTCGACCCAGGTGGGCGCGCTGATTTCCAGCATTGAGGCAGCCAATGCTTCAACGAACACCTGAATGGGAGCGCGCTAGATATGGCAAAATCACGGCGACCGATTTCCGGGACGCGCTCGCGAAAGAAAGCACCAAGGCGTACCAACGTCTGGTTAGACGGCTCGCCGATGACCTACTTGGTTTTCCCAGGGACGAAGCTGCGCTCCCCAACAAAGCCATGCTCCACGGTATCGAAAACGAGCCCAGAGCCCGTTGGATCCTGGAGTTATGGCTCAACAGAAACGGAACCGAAGAATCTTATAGAAGCATTGTGGATTGCGCTTTTTCAGTATCGGAAAGTTTGCCCTATGTGGGGTGCTCGCCTGATGGACTTATTGGGGAAGACGCTGGCTGCGAACTTAAGTGTCGCGTCTCCTGGAGAGAACACGCCAAGTCCGTCAAACACGCCAAAGAAAACAAGCCCTGCCCTGAACACGTCGCGCAAGTCCAGGGCAGCCTTTGGGTCACTGGCAGACAAAAATGGTACTACCTTAGCCACTTTATCCATCGAGCCGGTAAAGCGCGGACGGAAACATTCTCGGTCGCGACGGTCGAGCGCGACGAAAAAATGATTGCAAAAATAGAGGCGGCATGTAAAAAGGTCTGGGAAGCAGCGAATCAACTAGCGGAGAAATCAAGTGAAAGAAGCATCGGGTTATCTGAACAAGGCGACGGACAAGAAGGGCGACAAGTCCCCTGACTATTGGGGATATGCGCTCTTGAATGGCCAGAAGCTCAAAGTCTCTGGCTGGATCAACGAGAACGACGAGGGCAAGAAGTACCTCGCGCTGCGTTTCCAGCCGCACGAGGACAAGCCTGCGGCCAAGCCGGCGGCGAAGCCAGCTCAGCGTTCGGCAAAGCCGGACTTCAATGACGACATCCCATTCTAGTCATGGCCTGGTTCATCGTCAACGATAAGACCATCGCCAGCAACGGCACTTGGCGGTACAGAACGCCGACTTACTGGCGCAACACCAAAAATGAAAAGGATACGGCCAAATGGACGACCGACATAGACCTAGCGGAACGCTTCAAAACCCACGGGCAGGCTCTTGCCGTGGCTAACCTCAAGGGGGACATGGCTCACTGCCGGATCGTGAGATATCCGGCGCCGAAGCTGAGACATGGGAGCGCGCAATGATTTGCGCCTTGGCTCTCGTGATTTTGTACGTAATCGGCGTGGCGGGGATCTGGGCCACCTTCGTCTCCGTGAATCCCATATTTACGAGGCGTGATCTATTGGTGACTCTTATCTTTGGGGTCGTTGGCCCGCTTTCTTGGGTAATGTTCGCAATAACATGGTGCGGGGGTGAGGGAGATAGGCCGATTAAATGGCTATCGCTTGGGCAGAGAGATGAGCCGTGAGTCAACAGTCAGAGGACGCCTTGCTGGGTATGTTGCTTTCTGACAACAACGTTTATTGGAGGGTCAATGGATCCATACGCCCGTCGGATTTTTCGGGAAGAGATGCGAGACGTATATGGGAATTTGCTTCGGAAGAACTTTCAAACGGGCGAGCGGTGGACGCTTTCCTGGTCGGAGAAAGGTTCCCGGATATTGATCGAAGCTACTTATTTGGGCTCATCGCCGAAAGCGGTGGATCAGCGAACGCCGAAGCCTACGCCCGGCACGTCGCCGACGCCGCCTGTCAGCGGGAACTAACCACACTCCTCGCCAAAGCAACGGGGGTTGCTGGCAGCTATCCATGGAAAACGATAGTTGCTGGTCTTCAGAAGCGGTTAACCGAACTGGAGACGGCAAGAGGCTCAGATGACATAACCTTCGCCAAGGTGCTGGAATCTGGACTTGAGGAACTGGACGCCAGGCAGGCGGGTAAGATATCCGGCATTGACTGGGGCATACCAGCCCTAAATGCGGCCCTTACTCACCTGTCTGGCCCCAGGCTGATTGTACTCGCTGGGAGGCCCGGCCTTGGGAAGACCGCATTAGCCCAACTGTGCGCGCTCAGGACGGCCGCAGCGGGAAATGCCGTGGGGATGGTTCACTTGGAAATGGGCACCGCTGAGATCGGTATACGGGCTCTGGCGGAGTCTTACGGAATATCCATGACCGCGCTGTATCACGGCGATCCTGGTGCAGTGCAACAATTAAGGGAGGCTGCGAAGGCAAATGATATCTCGAAGTACCCAATTTATGTTACAGACAGCGCATATGGCCTCCATGAAATATGCGGACAGATCGCAAATTGGGTATCCAGAAGGCAGATCAGGGCCGGATTTATTGACCATTTACAGCTTATTGACTTGGGCGTTGCTTCGGGTCAAAGACTTACAGATCGCCTGTCGTACGCAACATCTTCGCTTAAGAGACTCGCCAAGCGGTTTGACATTCCCATCATCCTATTATCTCAACTCAATAGGGCTAACGAGCGAGAAGGCCGTCGCCCTACGCCGGCTGATCTCCGAGATTCTGGATCGATTGAACAAGACGCCGACGTAATCATTATGCTGCATGGCAGCATGGAGACCGACGAGGATGGCAACCGGGACGTGGAGATCGGGATCCCCAAGAACCGGATAGGGCGCACCGGCTGGCTCTCCCGCCACAGGTTCCAGTTCAACGGCCCAACGCAGAGGTTTGCTCAACTTGAGCCTCAAAAATCTATTCCAGGAAGCGGAGAACCAAGCGGAGATCGACCGCTTGCGCGCCGATACCGAAAGGCAAAGGGCGGAGAATCGCAAGAAGCATCCGGAGATCGCGGCGTTTTATGACCGATGTAAAGAAGTCTTCGGCCCAGGAGTGTCCATATTGTCTATCAAACCTGGATGCTCTTGGCCAACCCATTATGCAGAACATCATTACGATGGAAACCGATATGTCCCCTGAAGAAAGAGCTGAATCGTTTGCTGAGAAGGCGGACCGTGCGTTTGATGAGTGGAAATATGGCGATTACGATGCGGCACATGGTGGGCCGTATGGATTTGCCCCATGGCCCGGCCATGACCGCAAGCCCGACGACATCAACCATCCGGCCCATTACGTTCAGGGCGGCATCGAGGTCTGGGACTACCTCAAAATAAAATTGACTCCGGAAGAACTGCGGGGTTATTGTAAAGGCAACATTCTGAAGTACATCTCCAGAGCGAAGTACAAGGGCGATGAGGAAAAGGATCTGGACAAGGCCGCTTGGTACGCGGCGAGGCTGAAGGAGACTTTCAAATGAGTTTCAGGATAGGTGAAAGGGCGCTTCTGAGAAAAAATATTGGATCTCTAGAAGAATTTGCTGGGCGAGAGGTTATCGTGGAATCTGGTTTGATTCCAGCTAAGGTCCAAGGTCATGCGGGATATGTCGTGCGGGCCACATGGGACGGAAGCGAACATGCGGTGGCTCCTGAAATACTGGAAAAAATACCTCCAACATACGACGGCTGGCAGGCTTCAAGTTGGGACAAGTGTCCCTGGCAACCCGCTAAACTGAGGAGCGATCATCATGCTTGAGAGACACTTCTGGAAGATTTCCGCGCTGCTGTTTCTGATGGCGGCCTTCTTCGGACTTTCTCCCACATGGGCCGACACTCCGCCCTGTTACCCGTGGGACTCTTCTGCGAAGGCGCTACAGCTTTCCACGGTGCCGGAAGCGAAGTTTGATTGGATGGCGGCGGATCCCGCAGAGGCAAGCTATACCGTCACCTGGTTCTGCGACATCAAGTATCAGTGGAAAGCGGTAGGCTTTGTCGGTTGGAAGGCGGAACTTATCCCAGACTGGTTCGCAACGGCCGTCTCCTTCCGCAAAGCCGATAAGACCACTCTGGACACCGCATGGAATCAGTACATCAAATGCCCCGACGTTACTCTGACGACTCCGGAGTGCCTACCCTATGCGCGCCTCAATCAAATCATCCAGCGCCAGTACGCGGCGACCCGCCCGCTACCAATCGTGTGGCAAGTCAAGGATAACCCGACGGCGACCACGCGCCCCGTCTTTCCGGTCAGTGCAACAGGAACTAGAACTACAGTTGCAACGGGAGAGAGAGTATCTGATGTCGCTACCGTTTGTGATTGCGTCACCAAAGCCATCGAGGAGACTGGAGGAACTTACTGCTCTGTGTCGGGATTACGTAATCAAGCCTCACCCGACCCTGCTGCTGTCATTGCGCCGGACAGGGTCGCCCTGTGCGGGCGGATTAACTAATGGGCAAGTCCAGCCGGGACAAAGGCGCAAGAGGTGAGAGAGAGGTCGCCAAGATCCTGGGACTCCGCCGTAATCTTTCCCAATCCCGTGATGGAGAGGATGACCTGGATCATCCGGACTGGTATATCGAGGTTAAACGCTGTGAGGCGAGAAGTCTCGGGGCTTGGTGGGCGAAGGCGGAACGGCAGGCCAAGGGTAGGCGCATCATGATATGGCATCGCCCCAACTCGGCTGAATGGCAGGTTTACGTGCGGCTAAGTGCAACCGAAGCAGAGCGGTTGATTGCTTTCCCTGAATACCAGGACCCAATCCCATGAACGAAGTGCCGGCACAGTCTAGAATTGAAGCCCTTGAGATTGAACTTGAGCTGTGGAAGGAAGAAACACGGATCAAGCAACTTGAGATCGCGCATCTGCGCTCAGAGAACGCACGGCTGATCCGCGCCCTGGCGGACAAGATACAGGATCCGATAGGTGAGTTATGAAGTGGATTGAAGGTGTCCCAATAGAACGCGAAAGTCCTAGTTTTGGAAACTGCGGATCATGCGGATATTGGCGGGATTCCAACGGGAGTATTGCCCCCAAGGACATCACTATCATAAGATTTTCATGTGCGCGTCATGCGCCAGTTAGAATTGGAGAAGAGCCCGGATGGCCATTAACAATGGCACAAAACGGATGCGGAGACTATCGTCATCGCGGAGATTTTCTTTAATCCATGATTACCGAGGAGCAAGTCGAAGCCGCCATGCACTACCTTGCGCTCACTGACGCCGAGGTAGCCAAAGCCAAGGGCGAGTACAAGTGGGAAGAGTACGTAGTCGAGCGTACTGAGGCACGGGAGTTCCTGACGGCATCCGGCAGCGTGGACGCGAGGAAGCAGACGGCCAAGGCTTCCAAGGCGGTAGAGGATGCACAGACGCGCTACACCGAAGCCCTGGTGAAGTACGAGGAGTATCTGGCCAAGCGCAAACGCGCCGAGCTGACGGTGGATGTGTGGAGAACGCAGGAGGCAAGCCGTCGTGCCGGATAGCCACTTCCGTGGATACTTCGGGATCATGGAGATCATGGAGAGATTCAAGCCGCTTGCGGAATGGCAGGCTAACTATGGGAAGTCAAAGCGGATAGTGATGTCTGCAAAAGATTACGACTTCATAAACAGATGGAGAAAGGCCGCTTCTCTTTTTGGATTTGAGTTCTCTGAGACTCAGATTACGTGGAACAATCTTTCGATAGGGCGCGCGCCAGGGCCAAAGAGATATGCAGATTCCGAAACAGAAAGTTTTTCGCAGTCGCAGATTACTTGATCTTGCGAGGGGGCGGGCGTGCGTAATGTGCGGTATCCAAGACGGCACCATAGTCTCGGCTCACTACAGCGGGCTCGGGGCAGATGCACTTGGGCGGGGGATCGGGAGAAAGCCGCATGATTTTTGTACGGCATGGCTATGCCTCGCGTGCCATACGTCCATGGATAGCTATTTTATTCCACCGGGCGGGAAATATGAAAGGTGTTTTGACTTCATGATGGCCATCATGAAGACCTTGGCCATCCTATTCAACGAAGGGGAGATTCAAGTCCGAGGGGAGCGCAAAAGTAAATGAGGTGGCTGTTTGGGTTGCATCGACACGTTTGGGTTACGCATTACGAGTACTTTGATAGAGGGGAATTACCCCCTCTATATTTAGAGGCGTGCAAAATATGCGGTAAGCGTAAATCAAGGTGGGGAAAGATTTTATATGGGCAGCGCAGGAGTAAATGAAAATGTTGTTTGGATGGTTTCACCGACGTAAAAAGGAATCAACGCCCGGTTATAGATTTGACGGATGCAATTGCCTTAAGTTTGGCGGGCATTGGGAAACCTGCCCAGCGTTTTATATTAGGCTTGATCCCCGTCTTGATTTAGAAACGGCAAGGCTATTAGCGGCGACATATTCAAATGGGCAGCGTGCGAAGACTAACAAGAAAGATGAAGGGGAGATTCAGGTTCGTGCGAAGACTAACAAGAAAGATTGAGTTTCGTGGGAAATGGCGATCATTCCCGGAGATCGAAAAGATGACGGGGGTAGATGCTAGTACGCTGAATAAGCGTTTTGAGCGCGGATGGAGGGGGGAAGACCTGCTAATCAGGCGCGTGACGGGGCAGCCGATACCTCATAAGATCGAGGGCGGGGTGAGGAAAGTTCCTGTCAGCGGTTGGGGGTTTTTGGGCGAAAAGTGGAAAGCGGTTTTCTCGCATAACGCCAGGCCAAATATTCTAGATCGACTGGAGTCGGCGACATCGCACCGTCCTTCACCTGATGCAAAATGAGGATACCGCGCCAATGAGTGTTACCCATCGGACTAAGATAGTCTTCGTCATGGAGATAACAGGACCCCGCGATGATTCCCCACTGAAGAATCCCGCGAAAGGGACGGTTACTTATCGACAAGCCTTGTTGATGGCCTGCGACAGAGCTTTGGCCCAAGCGTTGAAGCTGAACAATTGCGCTCGGAGATCCACGCTTAGTCTGAGTAATGAGACCAGTTGGCCCCTGGGGGAAGAAGTGACAATATCTCACCCCGTCAATACTTATGGGCTGAAGGAAATCGAAGACTCTCCAGCCGTATTGGGCGAGTCCTAAGTCCTGATAACCTATCGTACCCTCAAGGACGGCATCTTGCTCAATAGCGCGGTGGATCCTTTCTTCGTGGTTGCCAAGACAGAAGGCGAGGCGGGGTGGGCGCCGCATTTTCTTAATTGGAGTCATGAGGAGATCCATCGCCTTCCGCCCGGCCTCTACATCCGCCTTGAATCGTCGGCCCTCAAAAGACTTTTTCCCCTTGTCGTAGCTCGAAAGCGACGGCATGTCCCAAAAGTCGCCAAGGCAGATTAGTTCATCTGGCTTCTTGTCGGCGACGTACTGACCGATCCATTTGAGGTGATCGAGCGGAACGCCAGGCTTTGCCTGAACGTCCGGAATGACGATGTGGGTCTTACCGGGTAACGAGGAGTCTGCGCGCTTTCTTTGTTTCGCTGTCACTCAGGTTCCATTGCCACTCAAGAAGTCCGCCATTGACGCGGTGCTTTACCACATGGACCAACGCGCAGTCGCAGCACTGCACGTAATCGACATCGCTCACCTGCTCCCAGTCTCCTTCCCATCCTTGGCTGTAACCGTTTCGATCCACCTTGCGGCGCACTCGTGGTTTTCTCTTAGCTTTAGGAAGTTTGCTGCGTTTTGTGCGTCGCATTGCGCCCATAGCTTAGCCTGATCTTCTAATGAAAGCGTATCAAAGTCAATGGGTAGTAGGCAGGGAGGGGGTGGGGATACTAGGCATGCCTCCGGCTTGGCAGGCAGCCGCATCGGCGGGAGTTCCACTCCAGGCGGCGTTACGGCACAGCCGTATAACAGGAGCGATGTGAGGCTCAGGGCAGCCAGAGGGTTTCGATTCATAGCGGATGGCCTTCATTGAGGTGATTTTACGTTGCAGCGCATCATTATCTGAGGCGATCTGGGCGACCTTCTGGAGCGTATCCTTCTGGATACTGTCTACTTCGGCTTGTTTGGCAGCTCTCCAGGCTTCCATGCGGGCGGTCGCCTTCTGGCTGGCTGCGTTCCAAGCGGTCTCTCGGGCGTCGTATCTGTGCTGCCAGCGCACTCCGTTCATGTGCCATCCGCCCATAAAAACTGCGCAAATGGCACTCGCGTAAATCAGCAGCTTCTTGTTGGCGCCGAGGAGGTTAAGTAGGTTCAGAAGGATTGGCATTGACAAACACCTTTTCGGCTACGTCGGCGGCTTTGTAAAGCCCCAGGACAAGAGTCTGAGCTGCGATCCACTCGCCTCCCGTCAGGTAATGCAGGAAGAGCCCAGCAGCACTGCATACAGATGCGAATACCGAGAGAGCGAACTTGCGCCCCGTATATGTTTTTGATGACACGTCAACAGTCATTTGTTTGCGAAGAACGATGTGAGAAGGTGGACAAGAAAGGACATGAGGCCAGCTACGGCCACGATGATCGCCCAGCCCATCTTGGCTGCCCCCTTGGCGGTTGTCACGGTTTCTGTGATGGTGGAGACATCGCTCCCCATTTTAGATAGCGTGCGTTCGAGACTTTCCCAGCGGTCACTATGGACCGCCAGCTCCTTCTCGACGACACGCAATCTGGCATCGAAGTCATCGCTCATTTAAATACCCCTGAATCCATTTGTTCTTGTAGTGTGACGGCGCGCGATCCAACCTGATGTGCCCATTTGGACTGGCCCATCGCAATGGAGGCTCCGTGATAGTCTCCCTTGGCAATGAGGCCCAGGGTATATGTGAATTTTGAAAGGGTGTCGAACCCCATGTTGAAGCACATCTCAAGGATGACGTTCTGCCTAGCATCATTGAGATTCCTAAACCACGGGTATAGATTACACTCGGCGAGACATCCCGCGATGTCCTCATCTAACATCTGATCTACGGTCGTTTCACTAAGCCCGCGACCTGCCAGGTTGCGCCCGATGCCCACCGTCGGATTGCCGATGACTTGCGAGCCGGCGACGATGGGTTTCCCGTTGGCATCGTCATAGACGATGTGTCGGTCTCCGCGCTTCCGTTGGCCTTCGTGTTTGCGGAGACTTTCTTTGAGTTTCCCGGGATCCATTTATAATGTTCCATAGCCAGTTAGCACCCATGCGCTGCCGTTAAATGCCACATCAACAAAAGCCGCTGTCGCGCTGGGGATTGTCTTAAGTCCCCCGACATCTAGAGTAAAGGCTCCAAGGCCAGTACGCACAACACGCCACGTATCTCCATTGATTGCCCCGCTTGTCGAGAGGGTGACCGTGCGGTTTGCCGTAAGAGTGGTGGCCCAACGCTGAATTAGCGAGTCAGTACCGACCACAAGCGTTTGACTTGTA